AATTATAACTATTTGTACACCATTCAAGATTACTAACATTATTATTTCGTTTGTTTTCATCTATATGATTAATGTACCTCAATTCATTAGGATTAGGTATGAAGGTCTCTGCTACTAATCTGTGAATACTCTTATCTTTTGCCTTACCATTCAAGTATAAGCCCACGTGCTCATAACCAGAAGTATCAATCATAGGAGATAGAATACCTCTTTTACAAGTATTATAAGTTCCTATACTTTTGACTCTCCCAAAAGTACTAACTTCATATTTTCCCTCAAAACCATTAATAGGTTTCCATATCTCTTCCATAATATTATTGTACAATAACCTCTGGGTCATCTTTAGCCCCTGCTGGTAAATTATCCATCTTCTTTAACTTCTTTATGTCTAATTCCAAGTCATTTTCCTTGATTAGCCTTTTAGCAATAACACTTTCAAGTTTAGCTGGCATACTTATATGCCTCCCTCTGTTATTAGTATAGATAGCATGGTCCCCACTATGTCTATTATAGTGGAAACCATTAGCTCTTACTATTCTAACAAACTCTTTATGTTTATACTGCTTCATTTGCTGTATCAATTTCAACTACTTGTTCTGCCAATAATCCAGCACATGGAGGTTCTATGATTTCTTCAATCCTTGTAACCTTATATAGGTGCTGCATTCCATTAAATACTCCTTGAGCTTTAAGTATTCCCTCTGCTTGTTTAGGATTTCCAGCTTTAACAACTGCGCATCCTTTACCAACTCCATGAACAATAAACTCAAGTACCCACAACCTCATAGGTACATTGCTAACAGGACAGACTTCTCTGTCTCTATTAGGTGATGTGTCTATTGGTCCACAATATATTCCTGTCTGACTCATAATGAATTATCACATTTCTTTTGATTGTCCATCCACATTACAGTCATTACACAATAGTTAGCCATATCAAGTAATGTATCTCTAATAGATTCATCTTTAACTAAAGCTTCATCACCTTTGGACAACTTCTTGAATCTTAACCACTTATCACCTAACCTAATTCTTGCAGCAGCAAGACCTTCTTCATTACAAGAACTTTCAAAGGAATTACCATAGTCATGGTTCTTCCTTGCAAAGGTTTCAATCATGCCTTTGACTATTTCCTTAAAGTCATGTACTGGACTAGCTAATGCTACAATGTTTGCTTCCTCTGCTGCCTTTATCATTTCTTCCATTCCTCTTCCATTGTTTATATGTTTCAAACTTGACCATAAAGTCATTTTCCTCTCTCGCAAATAGCTGACCTGACTTGAAGCTCATGTACATAATACCATCAACCCACATCTTACTTGTAGGGTCTTTGATTAAGCATTTACCTTTGTATAAATACCTATTACCTTTATATACATAAGTTTGATTCTTCTCAATCCTGTCAGCTACAAACCACATAAGAATAAGCCCTACTATTAATAAGGTTATTACCATACCTGCTAATATAATCATATTAATGAATCCAATTTCTTATTCAAATTTCTAACCAGCAATCTTAATTCTTCTAAGGTTGCATCATTCTTTAGCCTATTTGCTCTATTACTAATAACCCAAACATTTCCTCTAACATATCCAAGTTCTGGTATGATTTTATCAATAGAAGGAGAATTGTCAGTTCCTGCTAGTTTGTTACCAACATGCTTAACTAATTTAATATTTAAAAGAGGACAATACTCCGGAATATTTATATCAGATAGAGTTATATCAAAAGGAACTTCTTGTCTTAGTGCCCTTTGCTTAGCACCTCTTAACAGGTACTTTTTGTAGGATTCCTCATTTGAAGTAATCCTTCTTAAATTAGCACTTTTTTCTCTCTCAATATATCCATCTTCGAACTTCCTTCTTTGTTCTCTTCTCAGTCTTCTTCTCTCCCTCTGTTCATCAGTATTATGTAATTCATGGTCACACTCCTTACAAATACTTCTTTTTCCATACATACCATTACCCTTACAATAAGATTCTAGAGGTAACTCTCTTCCACATCTTGGACATGTTTTCGTCTGATTTGGTCCTGCTACTTTTTTTATTCTCATATCTTATAAATTTTATACAAAAATATAAAATATAATTATAAATAGCAAGACCCAAATCAAAATATTATGGATTCACTAATAATTTTTTAATGCACCCAGTACTTGTTTATCTCTGCTTCAGCAGGAATAGGAAGTTTAGTACAAAATACACTTGCTGACTCTTCCATAAAGAACTTAAGTTTATCTGCTATTTCAGGCATGGTTTCAGGATACTCAATACAAGCTTCATCATGTACTAAATTGACTATCTTTACTACTCCAAACAGGTTGTTTTCAACAATCCATTTAAAGAAGTTAGTCATAGCATACTTTAATATACATATTCCTGTTCCCTGCGTCGGGGAATTGAGGCCTAATCTACCCCATTTACTAACAGCTTTGAAATGAAGAGATACTCTTCTCTTCATCCAAGTCTTATGAAATTCATCACCAAGTTCCTCCTTCTTTCTTCTATATTCATCCCAGAAGTCACTGTCAAATTTAGCACCTTCAATTAACCAATATGAATGGTCACTCCAGTACACCTTATGTCCAGTTAAAGGA